AATGCTCGTTTTAGAGATGCTTTAGACATAGATTTTCCGCCACTCATTCCACGTCCAACCATCGCTTCAACCGCTTCATTTACATGAGGAGCAACAGAAGGATGACTTAAAACGCTTCTAAATCTATTAAGAAGATGGTTTGCTTTTCCTTTAACAAAATTCTTTGCATGATCAACCATTGCCCCGCCATAAGTTCCATTATTAACAATATCATAATGAACGCGTTCATTTCGTTTAGATGCTTCAAGAACATCATTCACAGTTAATGCTCCAAGAGTTTGAGAAACAGTTCCACCTGAACCGTAAAATTCAATAACGCCTTCATATACAATAGTAATATACATTGTATGAGGAAGAGATGCTCCAGCATATGCAGTTCCACCAACACCACCAGCAATTGAAGAAGCAAAAGCACATTCAACTTGTAAATTGCATTTAGAAAGTGTTCCAGGGGCTAATTCGGGAGGCAATACAATATCTTTTCCAAATTTAAGGCAAATTGGAGAACCAACACCAGCCCCAAAAACATTATTACCAACACCTCCATTATTAGCAGCTAATAAATTCCAAGTTTTCATTATTTTACCAGACCAAGAACTATAAGGAATATTACAACCATTTTCAACACAGATACGATAAAGAGAAACATCGCTTATAGAATTTAATAAATTTTGACCATTAAAATTAATTTTCAAAGATTGCGAAACATAAGAAGCGAAAGTGTCGCAACAAGTTGTGCCTGTTGCTGGGTTATTATAAACAGTATCAGTTGGACGACAAAAGATATACATTTCTTTAGGAATTCTTGAAAGTTGAACAACTTGAGAAGTAAAAGTTTGACCCGCAGCTAATCCAAAGGTTGTTGCATTTGCTTTTAATGCAAGAGGGGTTGCTTGAGCAGTTTCAGTTGCAAAAGAAACAATTTCATTATAAGGAAGTGCTTGTGTTGTTAAATTTCTTCCAATATCAAGAGCAGATGGAACATATTGAACGACACGAAGAATATTATCTCCCATTTCAACTTCAACATTACCAAGTAAAGCAGTTGTTGAAGACCATAATCTATTTGGATTTCCCCAATTTACAGTAAATTGAATTTGAGATAACTTAGTCATACCTTCTTTTCTTGCTTTAATACTCATAGATTGAAGAAGAGGAGAAAGAAAGATTGGTTCAACGATACGATAACTTAAAGTGATATAACCAGCTCTTCCGTAAGCAGGATCAGCGCCATTTTGGTCAATTCTTATTGGAGAAAAAGCACCACGGGGAAGACAAGTTTCACTTTGAAGCCATTGTTGAGAATTAAAAGGATTTCCTGTTGTTGCATTAGAATTATAAGGAACATCACTATCACAAAAATTAGGAAAAGAACCATAATTCAAATATTTATCCATGAAACCGTATCTTTCAATTAAATTTGCAATTTGTCCAGATTGTAAAGTTGAAGTTGCATTTCCAAGTGTCAAAACATAGTTATTAGACCATTTAAGCAATGGAAATGAACGAAGACCACCAATACCATTTACTGGATTATTTGGATAAACACCGTTTGCAATAGGAATGCTTAATTTAAGAGTGATATCCATTAAAAACAATCTATCAGTAATAGTTGTGTTATCATTACAATTTACAGTCCAAGTTGTAGATTGGGTTGAATAATTGTTAGATGTAATATTATAATAATTAGAATTAGAAGTTGCTTTTTCAACGGCATAAACAGCTTCAGATTGAAAATCACACATTGGATCGACAACAAGGACTTTTGATAATGCTTGAGGGATTACAGCAGACATATATATATATTATTATAGAAAATAAATAAATTAATTAATATTTTATAAATTAAATTAATTAATTTATGAAATTTATTAGATTATTATTTTAAATTATAAAACTTGTCAAATTTATAATAATTATTATATATTTTATATATTTTTTGACAAGAATTTTTAAAGTTGAGAAGTAATATATATTCTTGGAACAAATGCTATTTTTAAATTAAAAGAACAACCAGCGAAAAGCGTTAAAGGGTAAATATTATTTTGAAAATCAGCCCAATAAACAGCAATATCTATTTTATCAATTGGATTATGATAATTTTGAAGAGATATCAATCTTGAATTATTAACACTTTGATTATATTGAATAAAATCTCTATTAATTTGATTAGTTGAATATAAATCAGGTTCAAAATCAGTAATAACTTTTGCATTAACAACTTGATTAATCAAAGATGGATTAACGCTTTGAAATGGAAAAGAAGGAGGTTGAACAATCTCGCTTGATGTTGGAAGAGAATTTGAAACAATTAATATTCTATGTAATGGACTAAAAACTCCTGTTGTGTCGTGGTGGCTATATAATATAACATATGGCTGTTTTACTGTATCTGGATAAGCATCAAATAAACTTGGAACATAATAATTATCATGAACTGAAACTGTAATTTGAAAATTAGAATTGATATTTTGTCTTGATGTATTTGATGCTGGAAATTGTAAATAAGGATATAATAAATTGTTTGTAAATATTTTCCAACCTCCCCTTGTTGTTGATGGAGTAAATAATCTAACTGGAAAATACATTTGAAACTTATTTAAACTTGCATTCCAAGATAAAGTGGGGAAATTTGGATTTGCTGTTCCATCATTATTTAAAACTTTACCAACTGGACTTGGTAAATTTGGGTCTGTTGGATATGTATTTATAAATCCAATTAATGTATCATTAAAAGAATCAGCAAGAGCAACATTAAACATATTAACAAAGTCATCTATATTGTAAGAAAAATAATATCCATTTTGAAGGTTTTGTTGTATAATTGGTTGTCCATTATTTTGAGGAGCAACAATTTTATTTGACCATAATAAAAATGTGTTTGTTCCTGTGTATGTATTACCAACTGGAAATAATATAGATGGAGTTGATGTATATGAAGTTTGAACAGAAAAAACAGTTAAATTTGGATTTGATTGATTTAATTGAATTGGAACAATAAAAAATGGTATGCTTTGTGAAGATGCATTAAATCTTGTTATGCACAAATCATATTCGCTTGTTTTTTCAATAATCGGACTATCAAAAGTTTGAGTAAAACTTGCTGGAATAGCGTCATATTCTAAATTTAATTGATTTGTTATTGTTGAATTATAATAAGTAATCCCCATTTTATCAGTGTAAAAAGACATTTATATATTATAATATAGAAAATATATTTATATATTAATTTATTTTTTTGTTAATAAAACAACTAATTTATCATTTTTTTTCGTATTCTTAGACCATAATTTATTAAATTTGTCAATATCCATATCAGAACAAGCAATCCTTAAACAACAATAACGCCCACAACAAGAACTTTTTTCATCTTGCGTTGGAAAATCATTATAATGGACTTTATAAGGACATTCATATAATAATTTTGTTAAATAAGGATATTCCATTCCATTTTTTTGTCTAAACTTTTTATTAATTTCTTTAAGATTATCATCTGGTTTTGAACTGAAAGAATCATAGAATTCTATATCATTATTGTCTAATTTAAAAATTGCCGTCCAATGTCCAAATGTTGATGGTTTTGTTTGCCAAAAATAAAGAATTATACATCTTCCATAAGGATATAACATCTCATCAATATTATTAAATTTTCGTAATTCGTCATATGTATATACATTTATTTTTCCATTAAATATATTGCTTATATCTTCATTACTTAACGCTTCATCACACATATTAATAAGTATTAGAAATAAATTATAATACTTATTTATATTTATAAAATGTTGTCAAATAAAAAAACTTGTCAAATTTCCTCTATTTTTTATATAAAAGATGCTATTTTTGACAAGTTATTCCGTTTGACAACATTTATGTCTTTTAATAAAACTAACACATAATAATTTATTACATTTTTCGCAATTAATCTTTTTCGCTCTTATTTCTTTTATTTTCTCTTTATTATTAATAAAATAATTCTTGTTATATTCAATCCTTTCTTCTTTATTCATTCCTAATTTTCTAACTTTATTAATGCATATATCTTTATACATATCAATATAAAATAATTCTCTTTTAACCAATTCATCTTTATTATTACAAGGATAATTTTCAATTAATTCTATTTTTATTTTACCTAATTCTATTAATTTTTTAGACATACAAGAACGATTTAAATTATAACTTCCTATATGTCCGCTTTTTCTATCTGACAATAAGTTTATTGTTGAACCTATATATATTAAAATTGTATGTTCAGAAGTGAGTTTGTATATTTTACCATCTTTATATTTATTTTCTGTCATTTATATTATAATATAATATAATATAATATATCTTTAAAATGTTGTCAAATAAAAAAACTTGTCAAATTTCGTCTGATTTTATATAATAAAGGTTGAAATTTTGACAACTTACTTTCTAAAATGTGCCCAAGCATCAGCAAGTGTAATTCCTTGTGGTTTAAAGTTATTATAATAATCAAAAACATCTGCTCTTGTCCAATTTTGATTTTTATTTGGTTTTGTATATTTTTTTGGTGGTAAAGTTTGCATTATATCTTGTTCTAATTCTTCAATTTCTGTTAATTTTGGTTCTTGAATAGTTTCAACTGCTTTTGTTAATCCAATAACATTATCAATATATTTCTTTAGTTCTTTTAATTTCTTCAATTCTTCTTTTGGGACATCACTTAATTTTAATCTATTTTGTTTTAAGACATTCATATTTTTATTGTTTTTAAGCAATTGGTCAATCACAATAGAAACTTGTTCAGGATTTGAAAAATCGATTAAAGGTTCTTTTTTAGGTGGCATATAATTATATTTAGAAATTAATCTTTTGGTTTGAAGGGTTTTAAATTAAAATTTCCTTTTATAATTTGCTTTCTTTTAATTTGTTCTTTTAAATTTGCTTTGTCAATTTCATTTACAGTCAAAGGAGTTTCTTTTGATTTTCGAACAGTGGGACGAAAAACAGGATAAGATTCATTTCCAATATCTCGCCATTTTTCAGCAAACCATCTTTTCAACTTTTTTTCTTTCTTATCATCTTTATATCTTCCCCCAAGACTTTTATAAAGTTTAACAATAAAACCAGATTTGAAAGCACTTGATTTATCATAAATTAAATCTGCGTATAATTTAACTAAATTATATAATTCTTTATCAAGAATAATTGGCATATAATAACACTTAGATTATAAATTATTTTGGAAACAAATCATATCATTACTTATAACAATTTGAGGACATTCTCTAATAACACATACTGAACGACTATTTAATTTATGTAATTTCTTTAATTCATCATTAGAAAATCCGAAATATTCTTTCAAAGCATAATCTGTTCCATGATTTGAACTATTTTTGAAATATACAAAATGAGTGCATCTATTAATAATTCGTTTAGTTTGTGTTCCATTACAAGGAAGATGCATTGTTAAACAAGCAAAAGTATTATAACTTCTTCCAATTTCTAATATTTTATTAATTAAATCAAATGTTGCTTTTTCTAATTTCTTTGATGAAATAACATCGACATCATCAAATATAACCATAGTTTCTTTAAAATCTTCTGCTTCAAAATTTGCTGTTTCTAATTCTTCAAGAGGAATTCTTTTTGTTATTAAATCATCAAGCAATTTATCTTGTGTTTTTTGAGAAAATAAATAAATTCTATAATTTGGATAATATTTTTTAAATTCAACTAAATACTCAGCAAGAGCAAAAGTTTTTCCAGAACCTGCTCGACCTACGAAATAGAGGCAATCAGGCTGACCATAAACATTTGAAGGAACAACTTGAAATTTTCCACTTCTTAATATAATTTTATCTTTTTTAACATTCGAACCTTTTAAACTATGATTATTATTATTATCATCCATATTATCAATAATATCTTCAATTTCTTGTTTAGAACTTCCTTCTTTTAACATTTGATATAACTTTTTGACAATATCATCATTGTTTGTTTGGTCTTTTGAATGATATTCGGTTTTAGCACAACCAGAACAACATTTATTTTTGTTATTACATTTAGGATTGCATTTTAAACAACATTTATAATCATTTTGATATAAATAAATTTCAGTTCCATTTTCACTTTTAACATTACTATCAACGACTTTACAAATTCTTTTACCTTTAGAAAAATTAAATTCAGCCATAATATATTATATTAATATACAATATATTATAATTTTTTGAGTAAATAATTATTTATATTAAAAATTTACAGTAAATATTTTTTGGGGAAAGTTAAATTATTATTATTAATATAAAGTAAAGTATTTTTATTTATAATCTCATCTAATTTTTTGCTTAATGCTTCTAAATTGTCAATTGTTGCCTTCTTATTCTTTAATTGTTCTCTTATGTTATCAATAATATTATCAATCTTTTGTTCTCCAAATTCAAATTGATAAACATTTGATATTAAAGGTTTTAAATTATCTAATTGAAAACTTGTTTCTTTGACATCTTGTTTATTTAATTCATATAAACTTATCATTGTTTTAATAATACTATTTGCTTTAT